GGCATCATATCTCTGGTATAAGTGTCCTTTACAAGGTCTCTGGATATTACAAACAATAACCCTGCACGTACAGTGTCTACTTCGGGGTAGTGTTTGAATGTGGCTAACGCCATCAATTCCAACTGACCTTTATCCGCATACTTGGCTGACTTACTGGTCTTGTAGTCCACCACCCAAGCAGTATCTTTATCTAGGATAACCAAATCTGCAATGCCACGCCACCAAACTTTCTTGTCAAAGAAGCCACATGGCTCAAGGTTCTCATCCAGACCCATCTTTATTTCACATAACTTGTTACCACGCTTGGCTTTAAGACCGTCGAGAGCGGGTTGGGCAAACTTAAAATTATCAGGGATAGACGTCCCATCTCGCACGTATTCTTCTGCGGCAAGATGGAACGCCGTGCCATATGACATAGCATCAGTCTCAGGCTCAGAGTAATCCTTGACAATCTTGAGGTGATAGAACTTCTTGGGGCATTGCTCAAATGCCTTAATCCTACTAAATGACCACGGCTTTATACTCATAAATAGCCCCCATGCCATAAAAGCTTTTTCTTCAGTTTATGAGACTTACCTGTGAGCGAATAACTTTGTAACTCTTGAAGAGAGGTTAGTGGTTCCGGTGGTAGTCTCTTAGTAACCCATGATGCACGGACAGTAAGTTGTGGATTGCCTACATCTTGGTTACACAATGCAAGAGTTAATTCTGCTCTACAACTATTGCAGGTAAACTCCGCAATAACTCCGCTTTGTGTATACACTATTCCATGCGACATGGACGTTGTATTCATAGTCAACTCAACTGATCCACACTTATTGCAACATAGAAAGCCATCATTTGTTCTTACGTCTGCATTATAGTAGCCTTGCCTTCCAGTGCCTATCTCCATATCGTATTCATCAATCATTCACAGTCTCCATACGACTTGCCAGCACCAGACTCGCAGTTAATAGGCAGACCCTCTGCCCAATCGGGTATCCACCGCATACACTGTTCAATGTACGCTTGTGCCTCACCCACTTCTTCGTCACGAACACAGCACACAACAGAGTCATGCACTGTTAACACTACGCGATGTTTCTTAGCTATTTTTAGCATTTGCTCACCAATTATGCAACGCGCTATGGCTTGGCATACATTCTCTATAACCTTGCCACCATAGATTCGATTGCGCCCACGCCTGACTCTGTAGTGAAACTCCGTGCCTTTATCAGTGGTGTCAAACCCCAGATCATCATAACGTAGTAGTAAGCCAGAGGGCAGTCGTATCGCGGACTCTTGAGGCATTACTTTAAGTACGCCAGCTAACCCTAACGATGCTTCTTCTTTTCTGGACAGGGCCACGAGAGCCTGTTGAGCATCACGCCATAACTTGTTTATCTTCCAGTTAGCCTCGCGGTAAATCTTGATTACACGCCGTGCTTCTGCGATATCCATATCAAATCCAAATGTCTTTAACTGTGCTTGAAACTTCATGGCTCCCATGCCATATCCAGCACCAAGGATCGTGGTCTTACCAACAAATCTCTGATCCTTGTCTACGTCAGGTTCATGCACACCATATATACGTGATGCCATCTTTACATATACATCCTCACCAGCCCTGAACGCGTGCGTGAGATCGTCCTGCTCTGCAAGCCAAGCCAGCACTCGCGCTTCTATCTGTGCCGAGTCTGCATCTATCAGTGTGTAACCGACTGGCGAAATAATACTACGCTTTAACTTCTTACCATTCACACCACGGCTGGGCAGATTTTGCAGGTTGATCTTGTCATCACCACCCCACCTACCAGTATGCGCGGCATAGTATCTGACAGGCACAGGTAGTGTGCCACGCTTTGCTATGTCTATGAAACGCTGTGTGCGTGTCTCTTCTAATGTAGATTTAGTGCCTAGCCTTGCCGCAACCAACGCTTGTACCTGCTCATTCTCATGGTCAGCTAACGCCTTGAACGCTTCGTCTGACTTGGCAAATGCAAATGTTTCTTTCTCAGTTGTAGGGCTGATCTTCATCGGCGGCTCAACGCCAAGCGACTTGAGTAACTCTGCAAACTTAGGGTTACTCATAAGATCTTCTTTGATTACTCCGGCGCTCTCCAACAACTCATCCTTACGATAACGTGTTTCTGTGAGATGTTGTTCTAGTAGGCCCAGATCTAACTCCAAAATCGGAACTATAAACATGCGCAGGGTAAGATCAATCAACTTCAGTTCCTGACGCGGAAAATCCTTCGCCATGATGGTAAACAGTTTGTATGTGAGATCCACGTCATTGACGCAGTAATCACCGTAGTTACCTAGTTCTTCGGGTGTGAAGTCTTCTCTTCGCTTACCGAGCGCGTTAACAACTTCGGTTCCTTTGACTCCAACTCCATACTTTTCACTGACCGCTTTGAGGCTCGCACTAGTTTCAACCCCGTGAATAGCGCGAGCAATGCACATTGTGTCAGTATAAATCCGAGGGTGAACATCAAATAACCAATTAAGAATTGCGCCATCAAAAATGGTGTTATGGCAAAGTAACATAGAGTTCTGCCAATCGAATGACTTGAGGTATTCCTTGATCTGTTCGTGTGTGCCACTAGCCCACTCCGTTTCTTCTTTGTTTACTTTTACACCCACGCCTATCACCTCAAAACGAGGATCACGGACGTAGGCTTCAGTAGTGAGTTTCGACAGGGAATAATCCCTGTCGTAATATGTTTCAAAGTCGAGTGTGATCAAATCCATTAGTCAATGTCTTCTGGATCAAACTGATCTAACTCTGCGGCTAGTGCCAGATATCCACAAGCATCAACAAAGTTATCTTTGCCGTTGGACTCTTGCTGTCTAGCCCCCACCGATCTGGCTATCTTAAGAAGTGCGAGCATGACAGGCACTTGTTCTGGCTGTATGTCATAACCTGTGTAACCCTGCCATAACCTAGAGGTGAGGTAGGCGTTCTTCCAAAACTCCCCATGCTCTTCTTCTCTGTCACCAGACACGAGGCTCTCTGCTTCACGCAACGTTTCTGAACGCACACGATCATCGGTGGTTTCTTCAACCTCTTCCAATGCGTATGTGCTATATTTGTTACCCGAATAGTCTTTGAAAGTCTCGGTGACTACAGGCTGCACGTTGAGTTCTTTCTCTATAACTTCTTTTGGTGTGCCTGATTGTGACCTAAGAGTGTACACGTACTTAATAGTACAACCACAGGCTTCTGCCACTTCTTTAACTGGCGCAAGCCTATGCTTAATCATATAACGTAATACTTTTTCTTTTTTATTCAGTTTTTTCCGTGCCATGTTGTTCTCCTTTTGATGGCAATTCTAACTGGTCAGGGTCTTTTTGTTTTTGTATCCCTGCACCAGCCATTGTTAAGTCACAGACATTACATGTGACTATCTCTTCGTGATAATCTACAGCCGCCTCACACCGTGGGCATAGGCCGTTATCAATAGCTTTTTGAAAGCTACCGTCACCCAGCGTTATCATCACTGGATTCTTTTTTTACAGAAGCGGATAAAGTTATTTGAAAGTATTGTCTAGCCGCTCGTAATTGGTTTGCGCTAAACTCTACTTCTGCCAACTTTGCATCCAGATTCCTTATCTGATTTACAGCATACTTCTGATCTTCTGCAAGTTCGTTATAGAAGTATTCATTACCGTCAATCACTAACTTATCATCAGTTAATATTTTGTTTTCACTCATCTTCGTCCTCCTCGGCCATGTTTATAGTATCAAATATCCAACCGCGCATACCCAAGCCTTTGGTTTCAACCAACTTGCCGCAGTCCACACAAACAAAGTCTGCTGTACCGTATTGAGCCAGCATAACCTCACCCACGGTGCTAGGTGGCATTTTACAGATTGCACAAGTATCGCCATGCCACAGCATCTTACCTGTCTCAGGATCTGTTTCTATTAAGTCGTTATGACGTACATCAAACGCTGATGTTTTTCCGTGATATTGGTTTTCAATAAAATTGTCCTGATAATTAAAGTAGGGTGCAGATGTCTCCATACCGATAGATGACTTGTTAGGAGCCAAGGCTTTAACGGTCGCGGCTGTCAGAAATCCCATCATCTTGAGTCCATTGACCTCACTATTTTTTCTTTTGCCACTGGCTTTTTTGTTAGCGCATCTATCTTCATCTGATAAATCTAATCTTGGTTTATTTTTTAACGCATTATTATTTAGCGTCTCTTGCCTTTTTTCTTTGGCTTTGCGAATAGCTGTGACTTTATCAACTTTTTCTAACTCACGTCGCATCCTAATCGGTGCATGTATCGGTAAGTCGTTGTCTGGTTTTTTCTTTTTAGCGTTCATGGGCTTACGCTTGCCATAAGATGCCAACACCTCGGCGCGCCTTGCACTAATCCTCGTCATAATCAAATCCCCCCTCATTATAAATGAGAGCCTCTAATTCTTCATCTGTCATCTTGTCTATATCTCTAACAATATCTTTTTTCTTAGGTCTTAACTTATGTACATTGGACTTCTTGAGGCTCGGTGCTTCCGGTTTCTGTTTTGGACTGCTTACTGCTTGCGGTTCTTCAATGAGATCAGTCCATAATATTTCTCGCGTCCAAAACTGATAACCACAAGTCAAACACACCCTTTTACGTTTTACTGTGTTTTCTTTAGGCGCAGACTTACACGCGCTATTCATGCCCCTGCTGTTTGTGACTTTCGTGTCCTTGTTACATTTTACACATAGCATCTCTCAAATCCTCTCTGGTAGAGGGGGGAAGCGCGTCCAAAACGCTCTAGCAACTCCACGCTTCCCCCAGAGGTCACAGTCCATAGAAAGGATTAACATTAGACCGCCCTCATTGCAGTGGTTAATTACGGCACTCACTGCTTACCGTCCAAACGGTATCTGGTTGAGACATTCAGCTACCTCACCGATGTTGTCCTCGTTCACTATCAAAGCGAGGCCACCCTGTTTGGAAATATTGTCTAAGGCTAACTGCTGTAGTGGTGTGGCTTTGTTCTTGCCAGCCTTGCACTCGATACCAAAAAACATTCCCTGATAACATCCTACTATGTCTGGTACACCGCTGGTGCCGTAGCCACCTGTAACTGGATAGAAGTAGTACGCACCCAGATCCTTGAGTACCGCGACAACTTTCTTTTTTACTTTTGCTTCTGGCGTTAATGCCATCTGATCCCCCAAAATAGCTGGTATCAATAAAGTAGCTGGTATCAAGGGGCGACAACGAGCCGCC